TAGATCGTTCATATGTAATACCAAAATCCTATAAAAAGAAATATGGGATAGAGGAGATTGAAGTTAGATACCGAACCGGTCAACCTATGGGAGCATATTCATCTTGAGCTATGTTAGCAATAACACATCATTGAATCATGCAGTATTGCGCCTGAAAGATCAATCGTGGAAACCCTGTTAAAACATTCATAGACTTAAATCTATGGTATTGAAACACGGACTACGAGATCTTAGGAGACGATCTAGTCATATTCGATGAGAGGTTAGCACAAGAATACTACAAACTAATGACTTCATTAGGAGTTGAAATCAACTTAAATAAGTCATTAGTATCCAACAAAGGATGTTTCGAATTTGCTAAAAGATTTATATACATGGGACATGATGTCACAGGTATGTCTTGAAAGCAATTAGTCGATTTCCATCAATTTGAAGGAGCCAAATCAATGAGCTTAACTCAATGATTTGAGCGTAGATTCATTGGATCTTTCTATTCATTTGAAGCATTATTCCAAAAAGAACTTATACCATTATGGTTAAGTACTAAAGGAATAAAGAAGATAATGAAGAGTAGAAGGTCTCTATCTACTTTGATTACCATGCTGGGGATTCTATCCAAACAAGGACGAATGCCGCTCTCATGGTTAGCTTGTACTCTGGTCAAACCATCCAACAAGATGGAGTGATCATGGAGTTACTTGTTAAAACAAGGTCTTCCATTTAGAAGAGTATTTAAGTACATCAAAGAGATATGCTGACAATTGCCAGCTCTGAAGAACTATCCTGACATCTTAGAGATGCAGGAAATGTCTTCAGAAGACATAGCGGCGCAGGGGATCACATGATTAGAAGAACGATTAAAGGTGATGGAAAACCATTTACCTTTCCCTAAATCAGGGTTTAAAGATCGATACTTCGAGTCATATGCATTTTACCCGTATTGAGCTATTTTAGAGTCTCAGAATAGAGTAAAAGAGTTATGACCAACAAAGAAAATATCCTTGTGGGCTATAACTTCTCGAGGTCTAAGAGATAAAGATCAAATAGACTTAGAGACTATACTCTGAGAAGACTCTATAAGACCGATATTAAGAAAATATTGATATTCTTGAGATGAACTGGAAAATAAACATCCAGGTCATACAGAAGACATCAAAGATTTCTTTATATCAGTGATCTTTAGAGATTCATCTAGAATAGGAATCAAACAGGTATTCGGTAACGTCGAGAAGATAACACTTGAAAAAGTGTATAAAACTATCGAACAGTTACTGCCCCATACCGGGTATTATACAAGTGGAGCAGAAGGAGACAAGATGAACTATGGAGATAGCATGCCAATTCATACATTAGATATGGTATGAAGCATGCGAGATCCAGCGTTAGGACGATTGAAACTCGAAAAACGAGTCCAAGGTCGCCCATACGAACGTCGCCCATCTTGATTAATCACTTTGGTCCAAATCATGAATACTAAAGTACCATGATACGACCAAGTCTCGAGAGCTAGACGTATGTTTACTCACGAGATGGTTAAGTGATGAACTCCATCTGAAACACAACGTTTAATACGTGAACTCCGACAGGAGGAACAAGTGGATAAACTCGTTAATAGTACACCAAATTTTATATTGGTAGACTATCAGGAGCCAATCCAAAAAGAAGTTAAATGACGAACTCAAGATAAATTCGATGAGTTAATCAAACTTTATGCTGAAAATCCAACTAAAGCATATGAATATGCTTATAAAGAAGGATTATTATCAACATTAAAGAAAACTTCTTAGAAAAACCTAACAACAGAATTGTAGCTAGGATCTTCCCGAATGAATGCAACGGCTCAAAGCCGGCCCTTCATCCGCAAGTGTTACGCCTTGAGGGAGC